TAAACCGTTTGCGTCTTGGTTACTTAATGAAAATACTTGCCAATGGGAAGCACCTACACCGCAACCAAATGACGGTAAGTATTATTTTTGGAACGAAGATAAATTAAAGTGGGTAGAAATTTCTCTTAGTGAGTAATAAAAGTGACAACCACTTATCGGTATTTATTTGCCGACTTACTTACTAATGAAATTGTTGCGGAACTTCCGCTTACTGGCGTTAGTTTTAATCAACAATTAAATACGGCTGGAACGTTTCAAGCGCATATTCTTTTATCTGGTATTAATTCTGCGGAATATAACGTAGATAACGCCACGCTTCCTGCGCGTAACGCTATTTATGTGGATAGAAACGGTATTTTGGTTTGGGGCGGTGTTATTTGGGCACGTGTTTATAACTCTGACGCACAAGCAATATCTATTACAGCCAGAGAATTTGAAAGTTATTTTGAACGTAGATTAATAACAACAACTGAAAACTTTGCTAATACCGACCAATTAGAAATAGTTAGAACGTTAATTGACGACGCACAATTACTTCCTTATGGCGATATTGGCGTTATAACTGGTAGTGAAACTTCTGGCGTATTAATTGACCGCGTTTATTACGATTACGAATTTAAACAAGTATGGCAAGCAATAAAAGATTTATCAGACCAAGATGATGGTTTTGATTTCAATATTAAAGTTGAATACGACAATATTACAAATATTCCTAAAAAAACTTTAGTATTAGGATATCCGCGAACAGGTCACGTGGATACTGGTATAGGCGATTTAGATACAAACGTATTTATTTTTCCTGCTGGAAATATAACAAGTTACGAATATCCCGAAGATGGTTCAATTACCACTAATACGTTATACGTTACAGGCGCAGGTTCTAACGAAGGTAAATTAATATCAGTTGCGGCGGCGGCTACTTCTTTTGCTAATGGTTTTCCGTTATTACAAACAACTACTTCTTATTCAGATATTACCGACCAAAACGTTTTAGATGAACTTGCCACAGGTCGCGTATTAGCACTTAGCGAACCACCGCCAATTATTAAAGTTGTTGTTCCAGCGTTTGTTGAACCACAATACGGCACTTACGTAATTGGTGACGATATTCGTTTAATGATTACAGATGAACGTTTTCCAAATGGTTTAGATGAAATTTACCGAATTGTAGGACTTAACGTAGAACCTGGTGAGAACGGCCCAGAACGCGTTACCATTACCTTAACAATTACAACAAACTAGGAAGCGTTATGGCATATATAAATCAACCACCTGATTTGCGCGTTATGTTTAACGATATTTACCAGCGTTTAAATAAACTTGAAACCGCGCAAAGATTTACTACACCTAACGTAGATTTCTCAACTAATACGCCTACTAATCCACGAACAGGCGACCAGTTTTATGATACTGACGCTGAACTTATTAAATATTGGAATGGAACTCAATGGGTTGAAATTGCGGATAATAATTTATCGCCAACAATTCTTTCCGTTTATCCAACATTAAAAACAACAAATAACAATATAACTTTCACTGGTAGCCCTGTAACTGTTGAAGGCGAGCGCGTAGGTAAAATGCTTACGGCGTATGCTGAAATTTTAGGAACAACGGTAACAAGTTGGGGAACAGGACAAATTTATTTTACTTTGCCAGCAGGTTTTCCAACTTTTGCCCACGATGTAGTTGCGCCCGGTTATATAACGGATAACGGAAATACTTATACTATTTTTGGATTATTAGCGCAAGGTTCTTCCGATATGTATTTGTGGCACCCTACCAGCAACGGCGGTTCGGATATTGTGGATTACAATTCACCTGCGGTTTTAGACAACACTTCCAAATTAATTCTCAATGGCGTTGCAATTATTTTGTAACTGGTAGCATAACGTTATGGAAATTACTCAATGGGCTGGTTTAGCCGTATCCGTTACAACGTTACTAGGAGCGTTAATGGCTGGTGTTCGTTTTCTTGTTAAGCATTATCTTTCTGAACTAAAGCCTAATGGTGGAGAGAGCGTTAAAGATAAAATAAATGATATTGATAAAAAAGTTGATAAATTAGAAACCCGAATAGATGAAATTTATAGGTTGGTGGCGGCTAAATGAGCGTTATAGATATTGCTAAAAATGAAATCGGTTATCAAGAAGGCAAAAATAACAATACTAAATATGGCAAATGGTATGGATTAAATAATAATCCGTGGTGCGCTATGTTCGTATCGTGGTGTTTTGAACAAACAGGCGAAATTAAAAAAGTTGCCGCAAGCGGTAAAAAAGGATTTGCCAGTTGCGCGGCTGGTCTTGCTTGGTTTGCTAAGAAAAACAAACTTGTGCCAGTTGGGCAAGCGCAAGCAGGAGATATTGTTTTTTTCCAATTTGATACTGACGCGGAACCAGACCACGTAGGTATTGTTATAAGAAATAACACCAAATTAAAGCGGTTAGTTTGTATTGAAGGAAATACAGCCGCAGATAAATCTGGTTCGCAAAGCAACGGTGATGGCGTATATGAAAAAAAGCGTTCATATTCGTTAGTAATGGCAGTTGCCCGACCATAGGAGATATATGCGAAAACTAACAGATAAAGAAAAACTAATGCTTAAAAGTGCCGCACGGCATTTTGTATTAGTAGCAATACCAGTATGGGAAGTAAGCGGCGGAGATGTTAAGGCTTTTGCTTACGGACTTGCGGCGGCAATTATCGGACCAGCAATTCGCGGTCTTGACAAAAAAGACCCTGCTTGGGGTAAGGTTGCGGCGTGGTTGGAAACTGAATTAAAGAAGAAGACCACTAAAAAAACTAAATAATAAAGTTGCCTTTACCTAGCGGTTGTGGGGAAGTAATCGCTAGGTAAAGGCTTATTTTTTTAGATAAAAGTTAAGGCGTGTTTAATTGTCTTTTATCTGGTCTTGCCTGTATTCTTCTGTTATGTCTTTAGAAAACTCTATTGAAGAAGCACGTTATAAGGGCAATTCTCTTTGTCCTTTTGCCAGATTAATAGACCAATTAAGTGACGCTGATAAAAAAGCCCTTGACGCGGCTATTAATAAACGCCTACCAGATGTAACTCTTGCTACGGCTTTACGCAAAGAAGGTTACAGAATTGCCGAAATAAGTATTTCTCAACATAGAAAAGGATTATGTCGGTGTCGCCAGACCAGCGAGTAAAAGAAATACTTGAACAACGCCAGATGTATCACGGCGACTTCTATCAAAACTTTATTACCATAGGAAAAATATGGGGCGCATTATTAGGAATAGAACCCATAGAACCTTATAAAGTTGCGTTAATGATGGACGCTTTTAAAACAGTTAGAGCGTTTAAAAATCCAGAACACGAAGATAACTGGTTAGATAAAATTGGTTATACAACGCACGCACAAAGTTGCGCTTTTTATGATGTGGCTAAGAAAAAATGACGTTAGAAAAACAATTTTCTGAACTACCAGACGGTATAGAAAGTTCAGATGTTGTAGAACTACGTAAAGCGTTAATACGTACACAAAAACAATTAAAAGAAGCCAGACAACGAACAGATGAATTAGTTGAAGCAACTATTCAAGCCGCATTTGACGCCACGTTATCTATGGGCGCAATTGAACCTGTTACAGCGCCTATTGCCGATAAAAGAAAGATTAAATCCGAAGTTGCGCTATGGCATTTAACTGACTGGCAAGGTAGTAAAAAAACCAGCACTTATAACAGCCAAATAATGCGCAAACGCGTAATGGAATTTGTTACTAAAGCAAAACGTATTACAGAAATTCAACGCGCTGACCACCCTGTTAAAGATGTAGTTATTATGTTTGGTGGCGATATGGTGGAAGGTTTATTCAATTACCCAGCGCAATTACACGAAATAGATAGCACTTTATTTGAACAATACGTAACAGTATCCAGATTAATAGTTGATACCGTGCGCGAAGCATTAGCAATATATGAAAAAGTATTAGTGGTGGCTGAATGGGGTAATCACGGGCGTATAGGTAGCAAACGCGCAGATGTACCGCGTAGCGATAACGTGGACAGAATGTGTTACGAATTGGCGCGGCAATTGCTTGGCGATGAAAAACGATTAACTTGGGCAGACTGCCCCGAAGATGTTCAACGTGTAGAAATTGGTAACTATCGGGCGTTGTTAATACACGGAGATGAAGTTGGTCGCAATGGTTTCGCTTCACCTACCGCAATTGTTCAACACGCAAACAGGTGGCGTAGTGGTGCTTATCCGTGGGAATTTCGTGACGTATATATCGGTCATTACCATACGCACGCTTGTTGGCCTATGGCAAACGGATTAGGTTCGGTTTATCAAACTGGTAGCACGGAAAGCGATAATCGCTATGCCAGAGATTTATTAGCCGCAAGCGCAATACCTTCACAACGGCTTCACTTTATTGACCCAATTAAGGGCAGAGTTACTGCGGAATATAAAGTTTGGCTGGATTAAGAAAATCTAAAGTATCAACCGTATCGTCAATGGTAATAGGGTGTTCTTTTGCGCAATTACCGCATTGAAGACACATTAGTCATCATCTTCATAATCGTCGCCATAATCGCTGGTAATAAGCCGCATATCGGAAATATCAACGCCATTATTTTTGGCGGTAGTTAGTGCTTCTTGAAAAGTATTTAGACAGCGGTTAGTAATATCGGTAACCATATCTGGATATTGTGTATCCGTACCGATATTAACTTGTAATCCGCCGCAACGAATTTCTACGTGAGTATAGACACCAGCCATACGCCGAACTTTACCGCCAGTTAATCGGTGCTACGCAAGAGCCGCAATTGCGGCGTGTATGGCGATTTAAAGCGTTAATCGTCTTTCTCATATCTGTATATGGGTTCAGACCCCAAAACCCCCCTAGCGACCCCTAGCGACGTTTTAAAGGGTAGTTTCACGAAGGGAAATGCCCCCTACCCCTAATGCCCCCTGTAACGCTTTTCAGATATTCTTCTCTTAGTACAAACAACTTGATAAGTCTTCGGACAGTTCCTATCGGAAATCAAGAGTTTCGTACCAGTACCTTTAAAACTAAATAGAGAAGGCAAGAATTAACCAAAAAGTTTTGGTAATTACTTTGGTTAATTTACACGTAGCCAGTAACAAGTAACAGAAATCCGTAACAGGTTTTACACATTACGGTAGTCACTTCGGGGTTTACAACCGCAATACGTAATACGTTCCGTTACAAGTTATGACCCGCAAATAAAGGCGACGCTCATTCCAGATATAGGAATCAACTTCTTAATCGCGAAGACCCTCACGGCGAGCGAGTGACAATTAGGAAGCCAGCGCAACGTCAAATAACAGCGAAGGACCCAATGGCGAACCAGCCTTAACAAAAAATATACCTAGGAATTAATCCGAAACCGCTCAACACTAAAAGTTGGGCGGTCTTACTACGTGGCGAGTAGTAACTGATGAGGACAGCCATTAACAGAAAGTTAGGGAAATAAAATG